GCAATATATTTAATCTACTCTGGTAAAGAAATTAGCTTAACTGAGCTTGCTGGCGCTTTAGGTATCGTATCGGGTAGTGGCGCAGCTTCAGTAGCAGGCAAACACATGGCAGGCGCAGAGCCTGATGCCCAATGAATTTTATATTTTCTCTGTTAGGCAATATTGGTGGACAAACTTACATTTATATTGCTCTTGTATTTGGCGGTTTTAGCGCTGGCTTTTATGTTGAGCATTTGCGTTTTGCTGATTTCAAAAATGAGGTTGCTATTGTTGCGGAAAAACAGATTGCAGAAAACAAGGCAAAAGAGAAAGAACAACAATTAGTAAATAAAGGAGTAGAAGATGCTTATAAAGCTAATCTCAGTAATATCCATAATTTTTATAGCGGGATGCTCAACACCAGTAGCGGTGCAATGCCCTCCGATGCCAACGCCACCATCGTTATTAATGGCCAAACCTATTACGTTCTATCTTTTGCCGAACAATGCGCCAGCACAACAGAACAAGTAATAGCTTTACAAGATTGGATTAATCAACAAGTAGGTTTAGATGCAAAATAACTTTAAAAAATGTCTTGAGCTTGTATTAAAAAGCGAAGGTGGCTGGGTAAATAATCCTAAAGATCCTGGCGGTGAAACCAATTTAGGTGTAACTAAAAAAGTCTGGGAAGAATGGGTCGGGCATGAAGTCAAGACTATGAAAGACTTAACCCCTGAAGATGTAGCGCCTATGTACCAAGCTAAGTATTGGATGGCTTGTTATGCCAATCAACTGCCTGTAGGGATTGATTACATGGCATTTGATGCTGCTGTAAACATGGGGCCTGGTCGTGCTGTAAAGCTATTACAAGAGTGCCTAGGCTGTGTTCCTGATGGGACTATTGGCCCACGCACAATGCAACTTATAGACCAAAAGAAGCCTGAAGATATTGTTGATTTGTATAGCAAACGTAAAACTAGCTTTTATGAAGGTCTTGCTACTTTTGCTACCTTTGGCAAAGGTTGGCTAAAACGAGTGGAAGATGTTAAATTTAACGCATTGAAAATGATTGGAGAAGCAAATGGCAACTAATTTTAAAATTGAAGGTAAAGAGCATAAGTCACCAAAAGGTCACTATATTAAAGAATCCCCACATCGCATTGAAAAAGAAGTAGAGCGCTTAGAAAAGAAATTAGACAAGCACATTGCTTTGCCTATGGAAAAAGCGCATCACGCAGAACATGGTAATAGCCAGAAGGAAGCACCACTTCCTAATATGCGTAAGTATTAAAAAGGGTCGGTAAGATTGACACGTTTGAACATACTAATGGGGCAGTCGTAAAAAAGCTCCCCATTAGGAACATAAAAATTCTTGACCTCTATCAATGGACAGCCTTTTATCAAGTCTGCTTTCACCCAATAAGCATGAGATAAGTCCTGAGTTAAGGCAAAAAATAGAGTCGGCAGATTATTTAGAAATAGTTTGTCTTTCCTTTGCCCTATATGAATACTACCGTGTCGATCAAAGCCTGTTTGACGAACTTCTACCTCAAGCGCACCAACTGGAACATTTGATCGAAAAGCGATTAGATCAACTCCATACTTATTAGGGTTATCCCTACAATCAAAACCCCATTTCATGTTGCACCAACTTGCTACGGCTTTACGAGCTGGCGCATCATAAACATCGTGTAAATACTGATTAAATGGTTTATAGGCTGACATAACGGTAGAAACCATAGGCAAAGATACCTACAAACACCATAGCCATTAAAAAGCCACTAAAACCATCATAGCTGCTTTCTTGGGGTCTTTCTATGGCACTAGCATAGTCAGCATCTTTAAACGCCTCAGAAGCGCTCCTATACGTTTTGCCCATCATTCCTAATGATCTAGTGCTCATTTCTCTTGTGCCTTTCTTAGTATTGCTCTAGCAAATTGCCAAATATATTCGGATGTTGGGTCAATTCCTATCAACTGACAAATTTCAATTATTTCCTCATCTGTTAGTGTCTTTGCTGGATATATAATTTTTCCATCAACAATCCACGCTACTGGTTCATTGTTCATTTCTTTTCCTTAAACAAATGTGGCTGAACTTGCTTCCATATGTCCAACACAGCCTGTTCTTGTTCTTTGGTTAATGGTTTAGGTTCATACTTTGCTTTCAACGCCTCAATTTCAGCTTGTTGCTGTTTATGCTGCATTTCTAATATTGCAATTCTGTCACGCTGTGCTACATGACGCAGTTCGTACTTTGTCAGCTTTTCTTGTTGCTGGCGTAGCATGGTGGCTGCTTCAATATGAAAATCAGCAGGTTTTACAGGGACGGAAAATCCTTGCCATTCATAAAGCCTAAGCATTGATAATTTATCGGCTATGGATAGCTCTAAACTCATATTAGTACCACCTTCCATTCATCCCTACAGTTCCCTTATCATCTTCGGTATGGGGTGTATCAACAACATTTACCCATTCACCATTCTTGTATTGGTCTATTTTTACCCTGTTATCTTCGGCAATGTAGTTACGATAAGTGCCTTCTACTACTGTTGTTGGTCTTTGGTCAGTCATAAGTTTTTCCACTCTCTTCATAATAAGCATCATTTTGTTCTGTAAGCTCGGCAATTTGGGCTTTCAACGCCTCTATTTCAGCTTGTTGCTGTCGTAGCATGGTAGCTATTTCTTCTCTAGTTACCAGCTTATACCAGCTATCTACTTCTAATAAATTAGCTAGTTCATTTGCGTTCATTCTTCACCAGCCTGTTCACGGATTTTGGCATTTCTAACAAAATCAGCTATAAACTCATCGTCTTTTTGCTGGCGATCCATAGACATTAAGCTTTGCATACGCTTTTGCAGCTTATCTACAAGGTTGTCGCAAACATCACGACATAACCATAAAGTGCCGCTTTCAGGATCAGAAGATATTTTTTCTGCTATCAACTCTAAAACATTACCCAAGCAGCTAATCTGATTAGAAATAGTATCTAATTCATTTGCTTCATCCCATAAGCTCATTTGGCATCTCTCCCTGAAGTTACCCAAAGTTGTTCAGTTACTTCCCTAGCACCCATCATTAAAAGCTCATGGGCATAAAACAATTGCGCTGTGTATTTACCCTTGATAAACCCAGTTTCTTGTCTGGTGCTTGGGCCAATATAAATGCCAGGATTGTTGTAGTGAGGCACAAACAAAACCTCGCCTACCTTGTAGCATTTATAAGTCTTGGTTTCTGGTGTTGCGTATTCAGTTGGCATAACCATTTAGAACCCCCATCCAAACATTGAGCCTAACAACATACCTAGCAATAAAACGCCAATCCATTCAATGTATTTCATAAATTCCCCTAAGTTAAAAAAAGTCAGGTCAGAGTCTTTTTAGTCTGAAATCTCAACGAGCCATAGAGCTGAATAGTGTCGGTGACCTGATGTAAGTAATTTATTGAAGTTTTTTGTTCTGTATAACTAGGGGAAACCCTAATATGTATCTTTTTTGCAACATTAGGGTGGGGCTGACTCCTCACATAAGGATGCGATGGTCGGGGGAAACCAAGCCAGCCCCATGAATATTATAGACCAGACTTGAGTTGATAGAAACGCAAAAGATGGAAAAAGCATTTAAGGCCTTTTTGTAGCTCTGCTTCTTCAATCTCACATAGCTTGACTTCATTGGTTAAACCATTGACAAACATAATGGCGCAACGAGCATCTGGCAAACCTAGCAATTCACGGTAGGCAGCGATCTGCATGATATTATCCTCGTATGGAACGACCTTTTCCAAGGGGACTTCTTTAGTCTTAAAATCGCAAACCACGCCAGGTATGCCTTTAACCTTATCGCCTTTAGCGTGTAAATCCACTTTCCCAGCAAATCCTAGCTCATGACTAGCTGACTTCTCAGGAATCCATAAGCGATTGCCAAAAGTGGCTTTTAAGGCGTTTTCTGCGTTACGGCAATAGTCGGGTACAGATTCAAGCAAAATGCCATCAAAGAACGATTCCAGCACTCCATGAATCAATGTGCCTCGATCTGCTGCTTCTTTGCCTTGGGCCTTAGAATCGCTTAAAACACGACTAAGCCATGCAGATTCTTCTTCAGCCTCTAAGCGAGGTAATGTAAGTGCAGCGAGTATGGCCTGTTCTTGTTTCCATCGGTCAAGCCCTGGTTTAGCTGCGACTCCCAAGATGGTTGTAACGGAGGGCAATAAACCAAGTTTTTTAGCATCTCGTAAGGTTGTGTTCCTTTGTTTGCCATTTGCGCCAATGATTTCGTAGGCTGGATTGCCATCCTTGTCATACCAATGCCCACTCTCACTACTGCTGTCCTTTATTAGCACTTTTTCTTCCCCTTTTTGGTTTTACTTCATCCGTGTTTATATCGTATACAACTTCTACTACAGGCGCATCAGAAATGACTGTAGCCTCATACTCTGCTGGTATTTCTTGACCGCACCAATCTTGTGGCAATTTATTGACCACAATAGGATTGAGCTTACAAGCTCCCATCATATCGTTTTGGTTAAATACAAAAAACTTACAGGCTTTACAGGTCATTAGATGCCTTTAGCGTAATTAATGATTGTTGTTGTATCTTGTTCAGATACGCATAAATCCGCAGCAACGTGCAGAACCGCTTTAATGACTGCTGCTAAATCTTCTGGTGAAAAGCTAATAAGTTGTTGTTCTTCATCAACCCCAACTCCATGCCACACTTTTTCTGTGTATTTAGTATCAATAATGTCTTTAATTTGGTTCTGCATGATAGCTCCTAGAATGGTACAGAATCGTCTATAAATGGATCAGACTTTGGTAATTCATCTGAGCCAGCAGCTTTAAAACCTACAGGCATTTTTTCTTTACCGATTGAAATACTGAAAAACTTACCCTTTTTACCCTCTTTAACCCAACCCGAAAGCCAATGTTCTTTACCATTAACCATAATCGTGCCCGAATAATCAGGATGGTTATCAGTCGTTTTACGGTCATTCTTAAATAAACTCCCTGATCCCTCTTTTGGTGTATATGCCATTTCTTGTCCTTTATAAAATA